GGTGTACTGCCGAAGATGAAGTGGCCGACCCCCTCAGCCAACGATCACTTCAGCTCACAAGCCGACAGGGTGGAGAAGACGGAGAATGGGAGTTACATACTCAGGAAAAAAGGCAAACCGCACATGACTTACGGCCCGAAGTTGCAGGATGCGGTTGTTTACGAGGAGAAGTCTTCGGGGGAAGATACTGGGAAACTGAACCCAACGTGGGTCGAGTGGCTCATGGGATTCCCAACAGGGTGGACAGACTTAAGCAACTCGGAAACTCAGTAGTACCGCAGATACCTGAATTAATTGGAAACGCTATTCTACATATTGAAAACTTAGAAAAGAATAAAAAAGAATGTTAAAAATTGTTACCAAACTACCTACCGCTGCGTTATCCCCAAACAGTCGAGTTCATTGGGCAGTCAAACATAAAGCATCAAAAGCCATTAAGAAAGCTACCGCCAACGGCGTTAAGTTAGCACTTCTTTTAGCAGATGAACTGGATTACGCAGATGTGCCGTGGCATGAAATTGAACTGCAAGCAGTTTATTACCACCATGTAAATAGACGGCGTGATCCCGACAACTTAATAGCACTACTTAAGTATCCAATTGACGGCTTGGTAATGGCTGGTCTACTGGTTGACGATGATCGAATTACTCTAAAGCCCGTTATCAAAAAGATAGACAAAGAGAACCCTAGACTAGAGCTAATCATTAACCCAATAAAGCAATCAGACATACCCCTTGAGCAAAATAACGAAAGCCAGTGATAACCATATAACGGTTACTAAATAGCATGGAATAGATCATCTTCTTCTCCTTGTTGGCATAAGTAGCGGAAGTGCAAAAACACTTAATGCACTAGGGGATGGCAACACAGATACACCTGCAAAGCCGTTGTCGATACTGTTTTTAAGCGGTTCATCCGTGAGACTCACAGATTTATCTATCGCTGTTTTAACCTTATCGTATGCTTGAAAGTATTCAACAATTTTATCTACTGTTTCTTTGCCCATAAGCGTACCTCCTACAGCAATAGCAATTGTAGCAACCATTAACTTCTTTTTAAGAATGTTAATCTCATTACTCTTACGTTTACTGTTTTCTTGACATTTTTTTAAATCAGACTCAGCGTTTTTTTTGTGACAATCACAATTACATTTCATTTTTACCCCCTAAACTTTCAGTCTACACCCCATACGATGCAGGATTTTAGCGATATCTGTGGCACTTTCGGTAATAGCCTCTTCATCGAGGTCTGGATAACAGGCGTGAAGGCACTCGTGTATAACTGTATCAAGCATGTCTATAGGGGCTTGGTTACGGGATATAAGAATCCGCTTTCTCGGCACCCCATCAGGGTCCATGCTCCCATAACTGCCGTCATGCAGATAATCTAATACCTCTAGCTTCCACCGTTTACCTCTAAGTTCTACTCTCATCTCAATTACGGTTCATCAACCGTTCCCCTTGTAAGTGGTTGCCATTGCAAAACCGAAACCGTTGGTATAGCAATGACATAATCATATGTATCTTTGCCATTGCTGCCAGCCTCGCTTTTAACCGCACCTGCAATAACAATGTGATCTGGCTCTACTCTTAGTAGCAAACCATACTGCTCTATGTCTTGGGGCTTTGGAAGTTCGTAGTATTCTAACTCACTATTGTCTTGAGGTTCAGCACTATCAATCCATCTGACTACTACTACTTCACCCACAAAGTCGCTTAATCTAACCGCACCAGTTCCGCTTGCCATGATCGCCCTTCTTTCCATCCCTCTAGGTCTGCTTCCGCTATTAAACATGCTCTACCCCATGCCTCCGTACTTTTTCGTTCCATGTAAACAGGTCTTTCATCAAACGCCGTATTGCCAACATTTGCTACATGCCACGGCAGTTTAATTTTACCACGGCGGCACTGTCTAGGTTCAACTGGTTGATGAGTGTGCCCACGAGTGATTAACCTATGAGCAAATCCACCACACGCATAAGCCATTTCCAAGCCCTCTAATTCATCAGAATTGTTTCCGCATTTAAAGCCATGCAGGAATATCAGCGGTCCAATCTCTAAGCAAGCCTCTTTGCCATTGATATAGGGAGTCTGCTCCCAACGCTGAAACTCTTTTCGGACTACTGGCACACTGTTCCAATCGCACAACTGGCGAAGTTCTCTGGGTATCCGCTTGGGGTTCCGCTGCTGAATGTTTGCGTCATGGTTACCCAATAGCCAGTGAAGTTTGCAGCGTGGTCTGAGAACGCCTCTAATCCGTTTTAAGAGGTTTGCTGCTTCATGGTACTCATCTAGCAGTGAATGCTCAGGTGCGTCCTCTAAATGCACGCTGGCTCCCTGAGCCTCGAAAAGATCCCCCAAATGGACAAAGTGTGTAAACGGCTTGTCATCATTAAGTGTTGACAACAAGTTTAATAGAGCCTCAATAGCTGACTCTGACTGGTGCGGGACATGACTGCAACTAATTGCAGCGACCCTTGCTTGTTTCGGCATACTCTCAATCCTTACGCTTATCCTCGTCATTTAACTTGCCCAACCTCTCCCAGTCAGGATCAAGTTCTTTCATAACACGGATCATTGTTTCTAATCGAATAACGGAGTTGTCTAATGCACGAACTCTGTCGATTAACTTGACCGTCATGTTCCACAGTGCACTAATCTTATCCATCAGTGTTTTCATCATCCATCGCATCATTATGTATATGCCGCAAATCATAATGACAGCCATGAACACAGGGAAACCCAGTGTGTTGATCATCTCAACAACTTCACTACTGCTTCCACTCATTCCTCCTGCTCCATTTCTTCTTGCCTTTTAAGTATTTTAATTAAGTTGCTTTCCCTCTTTTTTAATTTGCGAGGTTCTTGATTAAACAAGAAATCTAATGGGGTTTGCTTTTCAATAGTTCTTTTAGAACGCTCAAGGA